CCGTTGGATCTGTAACTTCAAACATATTTTTATCTTTAAATTCGTCAAATGTAGCTTGATTCTGTTTCATTCTTGCATCAAGTGAGTCCATATTTGCTTCAAATGCAGTAAGTGCTTGACCTGTTTTTGTACTTGGAGCAAATTGTAATAGAAAAGATGACTGTGCTTCTGTAACCTTTTTACTTGTTTGGGCATATGCTTTTGCTCTTCCATTAAGTACTATAAATGCGTTTGCTTGATTTACAAGAGATGCACTTAAATCCTCACTAATAGGCTTACCTTCATCAAGTAAATTAAATGCTTTTAGTAAATCAGTTTTAAATTGTCCAGAAGTAATCTCTGACAAGCTTAAAAATTCCTCCTTTATTCCTTCTAATGCTTTTAATTCTTCTTCTGTTTTTCCGTCAAATATTGTTGTTGTTGTTTCTGCTACAACAGCACTATTAAAAGCACTACCTTTGCCAAATGCCTGAATAGGTGCATTACTTGTTCCGCCAGTAGTCACTGTTTTAACAGTTAGACCGTCCATTATCTAGTTGTCCCATTCTAGTACCTAAACTGATTCCTTGTAGAGCACCTGCTAATTGATTTGCTTGTTGTGTAAGAGGGAGTAATCCATCTTCTCTTAATTTTGCCATTTTTTTGAGAGATTCTGTTGATTGATCTGTACTTTCAGTTATTGCCTGCATTTTTTTATCAAGTTTTTCTGCTTCTTCATCTACTCCTATAAGGGCTTCTATACCCATTCTACCAAAATCAAATATCATTAATCCTAATCCAAGAAATCCCATTGCTTTAAACGCCATATTCATAGCGGCTGCACCTGCTTGAGTAGCTTTAGTCATCATCTGCTGTAATTGTGCATGACGTAATTGTGTTTTTTTCATTTCTTGTCGTTTTTGAAGTTCATGTGCTGTATTTGCTCGTTGTCTTTTATTTAATGATGCTTTTTCTGCAATTTCTAGATTTCTTAAGTGCATTTTTAACTGCTTAAGTTCTTTTTTATTCATATTTCTTGCAATACCCTGTTTTTTCTCAGCTGAAACTCTAAAGGCTGCAAGTTTTCTTTGATTGATTTTTCCATCTGCATCTGATAGTGCTTGTTGACTTAATCCCATTCCACTTAGACCTTTTAATGAACTACTTCTTAAAGTTTTTAATTTTGATTTATCACCCCCTGCAACAGCTGATGCTATATCAAGAGTTTTTGTCTCTCTATTTAAAGTTTTTATATCGGTTGAAATAGACGCAATAGTACTTTTACTTTGTGCTTCTAATGCTTTAAAGTTTGGTAATAGTTGTTTTATAATTGGAAGTGCAAAAAGACTTAATGCTGCTGTAAGTGCTGGAACATTATTAGAAAGAAATTGTATCATAGGTAATAAGGCACTACCTAGCAATACTTTGAATCTATTTAATAAATCATCAAAAGCAACTGCAAACTGTTGTAGTGCAAAAGCTGAAGGATCCATAATTTCTGTAATTCTACCAAATTTCATTTCTGCTTGACCAAGAACTTCATTCGCAACAGCTTGCGATTTTTCGAATTGGTTTAATTGTTCTTTTGATTTACCTACTGAATCTGCATAGGCTTTAAGTGCGGGTTCTAATCTAAGTATGATACCTAGTTCGTCTAGTAATTCTGGCTCTGCTTTTGTTATACCTCTTGTAAGACGATTAAATGAGTCTGTTAAATCTCTTCCTAATGCAAGAGAAGTATTCTTTGCGGCTGTACCAATCTCTTCTAATTGGGCTCTAGATAGTCCTGCAGCTATACCAATAGCTGTTGCTTGTGCAGCTTCTGCAAATCTTAACTGACCCCCTGTAGCTTCTTGAATACCTTTTGTATATGTTTGAAATGCAATACCTGTAACAGCTCCAAAAGCTTCTTGTCCAGCTATTAAATTTTTATAATCTATTGCACTTGATAAAAACTGGAACGCAGCTGTTACAGCAAATACTTGAGCAGCAAGAGTCGCGTAAGCAGGAACAAGTCCTCCACTAATCCCTTGTTGAATTTTTGAAAAGTTTTTAGTCTGATTAGAAGACTGACCTGTTATGCCTTTACCGGCTCTATCAGCAGATCTTTGTGAAGTTGCAAGTGCATCAAAACCTCTACTGGTTTTTTTGACTTTCTTCTCTAATTTTTTAAGACTGTCACCATCACTAAATTCGGTTACTACTCTATTTTTACCTTTTGCCATTTTTATTTAACTGCGTTTCCGCCTTTGTTCTTTGAACTTTTTCTTTTTCTTTCTAAGTCTTTATTAATAGTTTGTGAGTTTCTTGCTTCTATATGTTTTAAAAATACTATACATAATTGTCTTTCTTTTATATTAAATTCTTTTAACATAGTTCCAAGTGCGGAATAATCTTTTCCTAAGTATGAACCACTCATTCCTTCCCATCTATCGGGAAGTAAATCATGTATTGTAAAAGCTTCTTGTACTTCTATTGGAAACTCACTTCTATCTGGTGGCATTTTATCTGGGTCAGGCTCTTCTCCTAACTCCTCACATACTCTCAAATATGTGTCTATTGGTAGCATACCTTCTTTATAATGTCTATCCAATTTTGCAAGTATTTCTACTACTTGCTGTGAGAAAAATTTTCTAGGTCACCTACCACCTCCGTAACCCACATGTCGAAGTCAGACGCATTTTTCATAAGTATTTCTGCATCTTCTTGACTATAATCTAACTCACCATTTAAATCTTTAACGTTAGCTAAATTAACTAAAAGCATTTTTTCTAAGTATTTGTACTTAAGTCCTTTCCAACCTTTTATTACTGCTTTACAGTATTCGGTTAAAAATTTATCGTCGTCCATTTGCTCTTCAAATGCTCTAGTTTTTCTGTTGAACTTTTGAGTAAGACATTTACTTCTTAATTTAAGTAACTCTTCTCTTGCTAAGTAACAGAGGTCAACAGTAAATCCTTCAAATTCAGGATAGTCTACTGTTACTGTTTTACTTGGAGTTAATAAACTCGCTAGTGATACTTTTTTGTTTTCTTCCATTTGTATTCCTTAAAAAAGGGGAGGAGTTACCCTCCCCGGGTTAATTGGTATTAACTACCTGTATAAGTAACTTTTGCTTCAAACTGATCAGCAGTTGTCGGATCTACTGAGGCTGGTAAAGCATGGAAACTTGTTTCTACTGAAATTATATCATCAATAGAATGAGCGGGTACTTCAAAGTGACATTTCGGTAAATCGATTTGTATCTTTGGAGCTGTTGTTCCACCTATTTTAAATACTGTATTAAAACTATTAGTTACAACTGTATTAGCTTCAATTAAGTCTTCAAATAAGTCTGCACTTCCACCTGTCTCGTTATTTAAATAACAAGTAAAGTTTCCTGAAACACTTCTTGTTCCTGTAACATGTCCTAATGGTTGGTTAACGACTCCTAAAGTTTCTGGAGTTAAGTAAGTAATATTATTTTCCATTGTTATATTACCACCTGTTAACACTAAGTTATAAACACCATTAGATGATGCACCTGGGAATGTAGTTGTGTCTGCAGCTGTTACTGCTAGCTGAGTTAATCTATTTCTTATGAAATTACCTGTTCCTGTTGTTCCTTCAGAAATTAATGTGCCAGAAGCTAGTGCACTTTCGTCAGTAATCATTGAAGCATTACCTGACCAAGTTGCAGTTGCTATACCATCAATATCAAAATCGATAGATACAGAACTAACTACACAGTCTGCTAGTTTGTAGAAAGTTTCCCCACTACCACTAGTTGCACCCATTTCAAAGAACAAATCAAAAGTAGCCAATGAGTTTGTGAAATCAAAGACAACATTTGATGTTGAGTTGGTTACTGTATCACTCCATGAAGCTTCGGTTGCACCATTAGTTTTAGTAAACGTTGCTGCTCCCATAAAGCAAGCCCATAAAGCTTCCTCTACTGCGTGATGGTGATTATCAGAACCTGAGCCTTCCCAACCATTAGTCGCTCCAGCTGTTGCTTGGAACGGTCTTAAATAAGTTTGGAAAGACCACTCAGCTGGTGCATATGAATCAGTAAACATTTGTCTACTTCTTCTGCTTTTACCGCTGCCGTCTGCCATTTCATTCAGAGTAATTTCACTTGTGTTTGTGCCTTGTGAAAAACTGAAGCCATCTAAAACAGGGATAAGCCACTTGGACGAATCCTTTATTAAATAAACTTCGGTATCTCGGCTAAAATAAAATTTATCTGCCATTTTTATTCTCCTAATCTTGAAAAGAGCCTTGACAAATAATTACTTATCGTGGCTGTTTTCTAATATTGAACCTCTATTTGTATTTCTCCTACTCCTAGAGGGTCTAAGACACCTTCATCGGTATCTACGCTTAGTATTGAAGTTTGCACAGTACTTTGTGCAACTCCATTTTTATCATAATATGTAAGAGGATCTTTTGCCTCTAAGACAGTTTCAATGTCTTCAAGTAAAGCATCTAATGCTCCTACACTATCTTCATTATCTTCTACATAACATCTTAATGTAATTGCAAGATAACGAAATTTAAATCCTCCTCCATCATATGAGCGGGTTTCTCTACCTGCATTTATGTGGACGGAAGGAAATTCTGTTACTTCGTCCCAAAACTTTAGTCTTGGTTCTACTGTATGTAATGAGGATTGATAAGCACCTGTACCGTCAATAAGTTCTAATGCATCAACGAGTGCATTGACAATATTTTGTCTTCGTGTTGTATATTGTCTTGTACTAGTTTCTGTTGGCATTAGCTAAATACTCTCCTTGTTGACGCAACTGGTTGACCTCCCATGTTTACTGCAACTATCTCTCTTATACTCATTCCTATTAAATGTCTTGGGTCTCTAAATTGATTTGCCCAGGGGGCTTTACCTGTACCCGGTTCAAATACTCCATAAGGTTTTTGTGGATATGAATAATCTATATACAATCCTCCTC